CAAACCACATGACGATGATGCGAACGCACGCGACGCCGACAGGAAAAGAGCCGCCGGCGACAAGGCCGGATCGGACGAGGCACCCCAGGCGGCCTCCGTCGCGATGACGCGCACCCCGGAACAGCGCGAGGCGATGGCCGCCGCGACGATCGGCGCCCAGGTCATCCTCGACTACAATGAAGACGGCTCGATCGGCGCGCGTGGCGGGGCGGGCGGCACGATCGAGGAAAACACGATGGCCCGCGACGCGCATCTTGTCGCTCTGGGCCTCGATCCGGCGGCGCCATCCGGACCGCCGCTGACGCCGGAGCAGGTGAAGGCGAAGCAGGACGCGGCGGCGAAGGCGGCCGATCCCACGTTCCTGCCGTCGGCGTCGGGTAAGGCCACGCGCGTCTCCAGCCTCGCGGCGGGCATCAGCAGCGAGGATCTGCCGCCCCCGCCGGCCGGCTCTGTGACCGGCGCGGCTGCCAGGTGAGGTGACCACCCCCGTCTCCACCATCGCCCAGCAGGCGCTCCGCAAGATCGGCGTGCGGGTGGTGCCGCTCGATGATTCGCCCACGCTGACCGAGATGGTGCCGGTCGCCACGATCGCGACGATGGCGCTCGTGGAGCTGGGCGTCATCGCCTCGGACGAAACGCCATCCGCGTCCGATCAGGCGCTCGCGCTCGACAAGGTGGCCTCGGTGCACGCCGCCCTCGACGCGCAGGGCGTGGTCTGGTGGTCGGGCGATGCCGTCCCGCGCGCGTTCGTCGAGGAATACACCAAGCTGACGGCGGCGCAGGCGTCGAGCAGCTTCGGTAAGGCGGCCGACCCGGCGTTGGTCGCACTGCTGGAGGGGCGCGTGCGGAAGGGCGCGATGGTCCTCAGCGCGGACGACAACGCCGTCCAGGCCGTCATGGCGGTGCATCAGGACCTCGTGATGCGCGGCATCGCGCGGTGGACCTCGGCGGATATTCCCGACGCGCTGGGCGAGCCCTACGCGATGCTCGCCGCCGATGCCCTCGCCCCGCTGTTCGACGTCAAAACCGATCCGGCGGACGCGCGCTCGGCGATGGTCGCCATCCATCGCTACGTGGCGCTGCCGACGAGCGGCGAGCGTGTGCGGGCGGAGTATTTTTGATGGTCTACACGCTAAAATATTCTGATTACGTCACGGCCAACGGGCCGCCCGACCCCATCCGCTGGGTCGGACCACCTGGACCGCCTGGGCCGCCTGGACCACCTGGGCCAAAGGGCGACCAGGGAACGCCCGGCGCGGCTGTCGGCATCGGCGAGGCACCGCTTGACGGCGGCCTCTACGGCCGCCGCGGGAGCGACGCGTCCTGGCTTGGCGTGCTGCCGAAAAATGGCGGCCTCACGCTCGGTTCCAGCGCCATTCAATGGGGCATCCTGCCCAACGCCGCCGCCATCGCGCCCACGACGGGCGGGTCCGGCTACGTGGTGGGTGATGTCATCACACTGGCCGGCGGTGCGACGATCACCGTGCAGACGCTGACGGGCAGTGCCGTGGCGAGCTTCATGGTGCAGCAGCCGGGCTCCTACACGGTCGTGCCGACCGGCCCGATCGCCCAGGTCAGCACGTCCGGCGCCGGCACCGGCTGCACCATCACGCCGCCGTTCGGCCCGATCGCCGCCACTATCGGGGCCGTCGGCCTCGTCGGCACCGGCAACGGTAACTATGTCCAGGGCTTCCAGGCCGGCATGGCCGTCACCACGGGCAGCGAGGCGACGCTGGTCGGCGCCTACGCCGGCACCAAACTGACGACGGGTTCGTTCAACACCGCGTTCGGTCATCGGGCGCTGGGTGCTGAGACCGCCGGGACCGGCCTGACGGCGATTGGCAACGACGCCATGCGGAACACGGCCGGCCTCACCAACGGCACGGCGGTCGGCGGCAGCGCGCATCGGGCGTGGGTCGGCTCGTATTCCACCGCGATCGGAGCGGGCGCGCTGCGCGGCAACGAGGACGGCGTGTCGTCCGTTGGCAGCAGCAACATCGCCATCGGTGTGAGCGCGATGAACGGCCTGACCGCGACGACCGCGAACAATAACATCGCGATTGGCAACAGCGCGGCCCAGGTCATCACCACCGGCAACTCCAACGTCATCATCGGCAACGGCGCCGGCATAGTCATAACTACGGCGCAACAGAATGTGTTGATCGGCAACAACGCCGGGGGCGCGCTCACCACCGCGTTCGAGAGCGTTCTCGTGGGCTTCAACGCCGCCAAATCAGCCACCGGCAGTACCAACACCGTGATCGGCCACACGACGGGACTTTCGCTGACCACGGGCGGCACGAACACGATCATCGGCGCGAAGGCCGGGAACAAGCTGACGACGGGCGCCACGAACACGATCCTCGGCGCCAATGTGGCGTCCACGACGCTGACCACCGGTTTCAGCAACATCGTCATCGGCGTGAACAGCAAGGCCGACACGCCCGCGGCTGCCTCCCAGGACACGCTGACGATCCAGGGTAACGGCGCGATGGCGGCGATCAGCGGCACGAACCTTTCGGGCACGCCGACCATCACCGTGCCGGGGATCTTCGGCGCGGGGCAGTTCGCCGCCGGACATTTCAGCGCCAACGGCACCGTGGCGACGGCGTTGACCTCGCTTGGCCCGGCCGGCGCGAACGCGGCGGTGCAGGAGTGGTTCACGGTGAAGAACGCCGCCGGCGTCACCAGGTATATCCCGGCGTTCTGAGGAGAGGCGCCCATGGACACGATTGACGCCGACCCCGACATCCTGCGGCGCGCCGAGACGCCGCCGCCATCTGTGCCCCCGCTGCCGTCGCCTGAAATGGAGGCGCTGCAACAGATGCTCAACGAAACGATCAACCGGTTGTTGGCCGCGCTGGCCGAGAACGTGCTGCTGCGCCGGCGGATCATGTCGGGCGGATGACCACCCTCGCGCTCACGCTGCCGCTCGATCGCGTCTCGCCGGTGCGGATGCCAGTCCGCGACATCGCCCTCGGCGGCACCGACAGCGTGACGCTGCTGGTCTCCGTCGTCGATCGCGACAGCCCCGACGCGCTGCCGATCGAACTCACCGGCGGGATCGGCGGGCCGGCCGTCTCGATGTTCGTCTGGCCCGACGGCTCGCGCGGCCGCGGCTGGGACGGCTGGGGCGGGTGCCAGGATTACGGCTGGGGTTGGTACGGTGGTGGCATCGCCGGTCCCGGCACCACGCTCTGGACCGGCGTGGGCACGATCGTTGATGCCACGACCGGCACGTTCGCCATCCTCGTTCCGGCCGGCACCATGGGCGGCTGGCCGCGGCGCTGCCGGTGGGCGCTCTTCTTCGATGCCGAGGGCGGCGGCGAGGCCGAGTTGCTCGCCGAGGGGCACCTGCATGTTCGTCCGATGGTATCCCGCGCGATCACGCCCACGATCATGCTGACCGACAGCAATCCGGCGGTGCTCACCGATCCGGACGTGAACGCGATCTATATCCAGGGTTTCGCCGGCTCGGGGCCGGTCATGGTCGCTGACAGCCCTGTCATCCCGCCCGATTCAGGGGGCGCCGTCACCGTGCCGCCGCTCCAGTATGTGCCGCCCCATTTCGCGACCGTCGGCACCTCATCGGGCGTGCTGATCGCCGCCGGAAGCTATTCGACGGCGTTCACGATTCAGACGCTGCCCGGCTCGAGCGGCAACATCTGGCTGCGCCCCGACGGCTCAAACGCCGCGCCGAACACCGGCATCCTGGTCTCGGGCTATGGTGGCTCACGATCCTTCGGCGCGCCAGGCTTCCCACTACCCACCGGCAACCTGACCGCGGTCACCGACGCCGGGACGCCGCAAACCGTGCTGATCTCGGGCGGCTGACGTGAGGCGCTTCGCCCTTATCCTGACCTTCCTGGCTCTCGCGGTGGCAGCGCATGGCCAGCCTGCGCAGCCGCCGCAGGCGCTATGGGGCCAGCCCGGCACGTGGACCGCGCCGCAGACCTTCTCCGGTGGGGCTTACGGCCCGGCGTGGAATCGGGTGACGATGACGCAGCCGGCCACCGGATCGACGCTGACCATCCTCGACGGCAAGACGCTCACCGCGCGCAGGTCGCTGACGCTCGACGGCACCGACGGGACCACATGGACCGGACCCGCCGCCTCTGACACGCTTGCCGGTCTCGCGGTTAACAACCAACGCTTCACCGGCTCAATGGTGATCGGCCCGGCGGCCGGCGCGGGCATCCTTTCGCTGGACGGCGCGGCGGGTCAGCAGCGGCAACTTCGGTTCAACACCGCGGGGGTGCAGCGATGGACCATCATGGGGGCCAACAACGCCGAGAGCGGCCTGAACGCGGGCAGCGACCTGTGGATCAGGGCGCTCACCGACGCGGGGGCGTCCAACGGCCAGGTGCTTCAGGCGCAACGCACGTCCGGTCAGTATGGCAACGGACCTCCGTTTTTCAGCGCTCTTGGCACGTACCAGCAACTGTCGCCGCGTGTCGTGACGCCAGGTGCCGTAGCGGGCAATCTACAGGCGTTCGACCTGGACGTGATGCCGGTCACGACGCTGCCCCAAAATCCGATCGCGACCACGGCCGGATCGCGGGTCGTCAATATCACCTGGGCGGCATGCTGCTCATCGACCGGGACCCTGTACTCGGCGACCCGCGAGACATACGTTTCGCTGAAGGGCGCTGGCGTGATCGCGGGGATAGATTTCAATCCGGTCGACAACCCCGATGGCTGGTATCAGGTGACCATCATCGACAATAACACGTTTTCCATTCTGGTGTCGGTCGCGCAAGGCGCGGCCAACGCGACCCTCCCGGCGGCGGGAGGCTCCGCCGTGACCCTTCAGCCCAGCTACGGGGTGCAAGGCAACAAGACGGCCATCAACGTGACCTCGGGCGGCAGCGGCTTTCCTGACGGTTTTCTTTATTTGTATTCCGCGAACCCGAAGTTTTACTCGAAAGTCGGTTCCGGACCGAGGTATCAGGCGGCTTTCACGCAGGCTTACTCGCCGAATGACCGCACCGACAACAACATCTGGGGCACGGTCGGGCACGAGTGGAACTTCATCAATCGCGGCAACGATTACGGCTACAATCCGATCCTTTCCTCCACGAAACATAACCTCGTGGGCCTGTGGATGGGTCCGCTCGCGGGCGCGGTGACAGTCGTACCGGGCGGGGGCACCGGACAGAACTGGAACACGATCGCCTCGTGTTTCGGCGGCGGCGGGGCGATCGGCGTCTACGACTGCGGCAGCGTCCAGCCCGATGCGCTGGTCGGCGCGGCGAACGATCCGACCGGCCACGGCGGCGTTGGTTATGACGTGTTCGGCGCCTACGACACCCTGCCGCTCGATCCGTTCACCGTCACCAACGGCTCAAACCTTGTAACCGTCGTCACCCAGGGCGGCGCCGCCGACAACATGCCGGACGGCACATCGGTTTATATTCCGACCGTGTTCTCCCAGAACGGAATCACCTTCGGCGGCCAGTCATATATCACGCAAAATACCGATCACACCGGCAACACCTTCAAAATCGCCGTCAGCGGCGCCGCCACGGGCGGCGCGACCTTTGGCGGCGGCGGCAACTGGTATGCCTTCGCGCCGACCGTTCCTTATGCCCCGTATCAGGCGGCGGGCGAGTTCAAACACGGCTGGTCGGTCCACCCGCAAACGAAGTTCGACGACGGCCTCGCGGTCAACTCCATTCCTGGCGCGGGGATGGGTTGGTCGGAAAATCCAGGCGCCGCCAACGCGGCGGGAACGACCACGGCCTCGGTGACGGGGACTCTGCTGTCGCCCGGCAACATCGAGGTGACCCTCACCGCGGCCGGCACGGGCACGGTGCGCGCCGCGTCGCCGCTGCGGCTGCGCTCCTACACCGTCGCCCAACTGCCCGCCTGCGCGGCCGCGCTCGATGGCGCGCTGGTAGAGGTCAGCGACGCGACCGCGCCGGCATACAACGCCGCGCTGACCGGCGGCGGGACGGTTAAAATTCCCGCGTTCTGCAACGGCGCCGCCTGGACCGCGCATTGAACGGAGCGTCGCCATCATGAGCATGACCACCACCTACACCGGCGTTCGCATCACCGACATGCCCGACCTCGGCGCCGTCACCGACACGTCCTCGGTGGTGGGCGAGCGGGCCGGCTCGGGGCGGTTCAACGCGCTGGCGCTGCGCGATTACATGGCGAATACCTTTGTGACCCAGGCCGCGTTCGACGCGCTGCGCCTGCCGTTCAACGTCCGCGCTTATGGCGCCATTGGCGACGGGGTGGCCGACGATACCGCCGCGTGTCAGGCGTGCATCACCGCCGCCGGCGAGGGCGGCACGGTGCTGTTCCCGGCCGGCACCTACAAGATGTCCGCGACGCTGAACTGTTTGCTCGGGCAACAGATTTACGGCGAGGGGGTCAATAACTCCATCATCACCCGGTTCACGGACTATGGCGATACGATGCGCTTCGCCGTGGCCAACAGCATCAAGATCTCCGGCCTGTGGTTTTTCCACGGCACGATGTACGGGACGACCGACACCGCGCTAACCAACCGGGTCACGTCCAATTCGGCGCATGTCCGGCTGCAACAGGCCCAAGGTGTGGTGATCGAGGACTGCTGGATGTGGCGGATGCCATTCCAGATCGCGATTGACCAGGGATCTCTGGTCAAAATCCACAGGTGCAACATACAAGGCACCTGGGACCCGAATTACGTTGCCGCACAGGAAGGGATCGCCGCGGTTCAGGTCGGCGGCGTCGGATACACCCAGATCGTCGCGGTGGAACATTGCTATTTCGGCGGTTCCGGCAATAGCAATGGTAGCGTCACGTTCACCTCCGGTGACACCGGGGCGCATACATTCAGCGGCGTCATGCGGAATTGCGGCAATCAGTTCGCCGTTTTGCTCATCCAGTGTGAGGATTTCGTCCTCTCCAACAGCTACCTGGGCGGCAACTCCTTGTATTGCTTCGGCGCCAATCTGGCGTCCGGCTCGGTCAACCTGGACTGGCGTTTTATCGGTAATTTCTTCGATGGCGCGGGTCTCCAGCAGGCGATGATGGGGTTCCTGACACAGGCTGACGGCACTCTTGTCACGGCGGTGAGCATCATCGCCAACGTGTTCAACGGGGAGATGCTCACGCAGAACGCGATTCAAATGGTGAACTCTCTGGGTAATCAGCCGGTGGTGACGAATTTTAGTATCGTCGGCAACAGCTTCATGGCCACCGTTGGCTCCGCGATCATGCTCCACCATGCGCGCGGGGGCACCATCACCGGCAATTCGATCACGGGCTACAACGCGCGCAACGTGACGGCCGGCGCCGATCTCACGTTTTGCTGCGCGGTTTATTTCGCGGCCAACGCCACGCATATCATCGCCACGGGCAATCTCGTGGGAGGGACGATCAACACCGCCAACACGCCGAGTTACTGTTATCGCGATTTTTATCTGACCGGGGCGCCCGGCACCAACGCGGCGGTGAACAACCTGATTCTGGGCGGGGGGCTGAGCGGCACGCAGAACGGCCTGATGCGCGAATACGTGGTGAACGTGACGGCGGCGGGTGCTTACACGATGACCGGCAACGAGGACGTGATCGTGGTCAATAAGAGCGGCGCCGAGGCGACCCAGATCGTCTTGCCCGCTTCCGGCACGGTGGTGCCCGGCTTCGTCGTCACCATCAAGGACGGAAAGGGTGACGCCAACCTCAACCCAACGCAGGTGGCGGGCTCCGTCGATGGCGTGGTGAATCCGATCTACAACACCGCGTATTTCACCCGCCGCCTGGTCTGGAACGGCGCGCAGTGGAACGTGATCGGGAACTAAACGATGTCCGATACCCTCGCCGTCGCGACGCTTCAGAAGGCGCTGGCCCCGAGGACAGGGATGCAACGCATTCCGTTCACCACGGAAAGCTACCAGCACGACTCGCCGGCGCTGTCGTCGAAATTATTGATGAACCTGATGGTGGAGCAGGCGCCCACCGACGCGCTCGCCCAGGCACCGGTCATCCCGACACCGGGCCTCGCGGCGGTGGTGCCAATCACCCTCGGCGACGGTCCGGTGCGGGCCATCAACTCCGATCTCCCAGGCTACCTTTATGTCGTCAGCGGCAGCCGATTCTATCGCGTCACGTCTAACGTCGACACTTATTTCGTGGACGACCTCGGCGATGTCGGCATTCCCTCCGGCCCCTATTCCTACACACTCATGGTGACGATCGCGGTGGGCATCACCGGCGCCGTGGCGGTGGTGCCCCCCAATGCTTACACCTGCGACCATGCCGGTCCCGCGCATTTGATCGGCGGCACGTTCCCAGAGACTGGCGCCGGCAGCGTGACATACTTTGAGGGCTACTACGTTTTTACCGACGCGCTGACCGGCACGACGTTCTTCATCTCAAGGCTACAGGATCCGAACGACTACGACGCGCTTGACTTCGCTTCCGTCGAGGCGTTCGGCACCAACCTCGTCCTGACCAAGAGGATCGGTGCGAACCTCTGGTTCATCGGTCGCGGCGGTATCGAGATCTGGTATAATTCCGGCGACGCGGATTTTCCGTTCCGGCGCCTGGCCGGCGGCATTCTGGAGCATGGTACCGAGGCGCCGCGCTCGGTGGGAGTGATCGACGATTCGCTGTTCTGGCTCGGTTTCGACGGCATTGTCTATCGGTCAGTCGGCTACAAGGCAAAGCGGATATCAACCCATGCCATTGAGCGCACGATCCGCGATAATGGCGTGAATCGGGTTCTGGTGGCGATGACGTGGGCCTACCAGGGGCACCTCTATTACGGCCTGAGTTGGTCCACCGAGACGCTCGTTTACGACATCGCCACCGACAAGTGGCACAACCGGAGCAGCAACGAGGACGGCTCGGGGCGGTGGCGGCCTGACTGTGCCGCGATTAACCTCGCGGCGCCGATTTATGGTGACAGCCTGAGCGGGACGCTGATGGCGCCGCAACTGTACGCCTCGACCGACATGGGCGTTCCACTGCTGCGCCGACTGATCACGCCGCCGCTCCGGGCGGGCACGACGCGGGCGTTCTGCCCGCGCGTCGAGATCGAGATGGAGTGTGGCGGACCCTACTCGCCGGTCGATGTAACGCTCGAATGGTCCGATGACGGCGGCAGGACCTGGACGGGCGGGCCGCGGACGATGAATGCGGGACACGCGGAGGAAACGCGCAAGCGCGTCTACACCACGCGGTTGGGCAGCTTCCGCCAGCGCATGTTCCGCATCACCGCGAAAGGCTGGTCCACCTTGTATGCGATGGATGCCGAGATCACGCCGGGGGCCACCTGATGGCACTGGCGCCCCCCATCGCCGATGCCCCGCTGGCCGACGATGGCGCACAGCACAGCAAGGCATGGACGGCCTACAACCAGGCGGTGGCGGACAATATCGCGCGCCTCAACGCGGCGATGGGCGTGACCGACGGTTCGGACGCGGGCGCCGGGCAGGTCGGCGAGATCGTCACGACGGTGGCGCCGGGCCCCGGCATCGCGCTCGCCAACAACGTTCAGACCAACATCGCCAGCCTGCCGCTGACGGCGGGCGACTGGGACCTGCGCGGCGAGGTGTGGTTCCACACCGGCAGCGGCGTCACGGGCGATCTGGAGGCGGGCATCTCCACTGTCTCCGGCGCGCTGCCGGGGGCTCCGGATCACGGCGCGCGGACCATGCAGGCGTTCACGCACACGGCCAACGCCGGCGCGGTGCTGCCGCTGGCATCGTGCCGCTTTTCGCTGAGCGGCCCGGCGACGGCGTTCCTCATCGCCTTCGCCGGCTACTCGTCGGGCAGCGCGCCAACGGCCTATGGTGTGCTGTCAGCGCGGAGGATGCGATGAGGTTCGTCCAGATCGCTTCGAACGTCGATGTCACGCCGGTCCTGCTGGAACTGCACCGCGCCGCACACCTGTGGGACCGCAACCCGGAGCGGCGGCTTTACCCCGGCACGCCGCACGCGGCCATGACGGACATCGCCGTCCGCTACATGCCCGAGGCGGATGTCTCGATGGACTCGCGGCAGGGTGAGCATCGCAACGTGTTCTGGCCCGCGTGGCACGCGCTGCCGGCCCTGCGCCCGATGGTGTTCGCGCTGATGCACCGCGTCGCGGCGACGGAACTCGGTTCGATCCTGATCACGAAATTGCCCGCGGGGAAGATCATCGAGCCGCATTCCGACGCGGGAAGCTGGGCGCCAACTTACTACAATTGCAAGGCGCACATCACGCTCGCCGGTTCGGCGCTGGTCTGTTGCGACGGCGAGGTGTGCAAGTTCGATACAAGAACGATATGGACGTTCGACAACCTGCTTAACCACGCGATTGAGAACGATGGCGA